GCCATCGGTGAACAAGGATGGTTTCGTTCCGGTTTGACACCGGCATAGCCAACAAGGCTGGTTTCTCATGACGATCGCTGAACTCTGTCAGCCGGTCATCTCTTTAATACTAATCTTCCCGTGGAGCGGACCTCTCCCAACCGGGCTGGGACTCCAGACCGGAACCCAGTCAAGAACTGGGAACTCGACGCCGAACGGCCGACCCAAGGGTCGAACTCGCACCGGAACAGAGAGGTTCGGGAATGGGGACAGGCAAGGCAGAGGCGGAGCACGGAGTTAGAGCCAAAGGGCTTGACTCCCTCCGACTACCTCAGCACCTGTTTAACCGAAGGCCCCATCTCGGTTTACACACGACACACCGAACCGCGGCCGGTACCAAGCACCGCGAGCATGTCATGCTAACCCTTCGAGACTAATACGCCAGAGAGCCTGCGTCCTCCTCGGACACAGCGATCTCCCAGCTACTGTTGACCCCGCCGCTACAGCCTTCGATCGGACCGGACCCATCAGGCGATCTGATGGTAGAGACCGGATTGAGGACAGAGGGCGAAGTCGGCAAGGGGGGGGCGGAAGAGTCGATCCCGCCAGGGACCAGCCCGCCGGAAGGACGTGTGAAGGGACCGACCCACCTTGAGGAAAGGTGAATCGGCGATCCAACTGGAGAGGCACAACCGCGGATGCAGGAGCACCCCCGGAACACCCTCAACAGACCTGAGTAGGGACTCAGGCCACACGAACTCCCAACGGCGAGGTCCCAGGTGGAACCGAGGAGGGAAAGGCGCGTTAGGCTGTGGCAGGGCGAGGTTACGACAGATCTCAGGGCGGTCCAGAACGCAACGATAAGGGCCAACGTGGACAGGGGCTTCCTCCGGGAAGCAACTGAAACCCCGCGATCGACGGACGAACCGTCGACCTACCCAAAAATCGTTGTTCTCCTTCTGCAACCTGAGAACCTCGGCCTCGACGATCGGATAGAAAGACTCCACAGGTGGAGGACCGACCGCAACTGCCACAGAACGCATGCAACCACTCTCTTTAACAGGTGGCGCGTCGGCCCGGAGCCAACGACGAAACCACGAGTACCGAAGGAGCCAATGGAAGTCCTTCTTTGACACCCCCGAGAGGTCGCACTTCCGAATGGAAAGTTCGTATCTGAGACAGACACAAACTAGCCACGCCCGGGTGGAAGCCCGAAAGAAGCGAAACCCCTCGAGTGCCGAGGAAAGAAAGCACTCTTTGTCCTGACGATACGGAGCGAGAAAAGACAAGTTGGGCTTTGGGCGGAAGGAGCAGCACCGAGAGTAACTCTGGGAGTTAAGCTCGACGGTTCCAACCGAAAACCCCGTCTTGTCGGTGTTGACAACCAAACCGAAGACCGAAGTGACCTCGACCCAAAAGTCGAAGAAACGACGGTCCCCGGCGAAGCAGCAGTCATCACCATTGAACCGTCCGACGCGACGTTCCCCAGAGCCGTAAAGGACATCGCAGGCGATGTCAAAGCAGGCTTTGTTGAGGAGGCACAACAGCGGGAAGCTAACCAGGTTCCCCATCATTGACCCCCTAGAGATCCTTCCCAGCCGTCCCGAGCGGGACCGGTGGGAGATGTCTCTGAACGACTGCACCAGGACGGACCGTTCCAGATCCGTAAGGTCAGGACTCTCCGAGAGGACCTCAACGATGGCAGACACGGCGGAGGAAGAGATGTTATCAGTGGCGGCTGAGTAGTCGCCGCTGATAACACCCTCACCCGGTCTGCAATCGGAGAGGACACTCTCCATGTCCTCCTTTGTTACATCACCACGAACACACCAGCCGAAGGAGCTGATGTGATCGTACAGGGCGTTGTGGATCGGGGAGAGAACGCGCTTGACGCGCGCGCTCTGCATCGTGACGACACGATGTTTTCCTTTGGTCTTGGCGACACCGATACGCACGACGTTGACATCGTCGTCGCGGCACTCGCTATCCGCGACACTCATGGTTCCACCAAAGTGTCGCGTCTCCTCAAGACATCCCTGCTGGTCGGGTGTGTAACTGTTGCCGAGAGTGGCAACCTCACCCTCTCTCTTGGCGGGAAGAACCCGCCCCCAACCTTCCGTGAGCTCACGGACACGCCTCTTGAGGGTCCAAAGCGGATCCGAGCACCAAGAGGCAGAGAGGAGAGGTCTCTCGCGAGACATCCTCTCAATCCATTCACTTCGGGCAGCAGTGGCCGCTCTCTTGTCACAGAGAGCGCAAGGGAAGTCGAAGCAGCGACGGACCGACCTCACGGTCGATCTGAACCTGAACAACTCCCTTGCCGACCGCTTTGGCAGGACCAAACCGGCGGACCACTCCTCCCACTCCGCCCTCAGGGCAAGACAGCACGACCCGTCAAAGACTGGGACGTTGTGCTCGAGTCCAAAAAACTCGAGGAGCACAACCCGTGCTGCCCTGTTGAGGCATTTTCGAAGGGACCCTGCTGCAGGACAGCGGGCACTTCCCAAGGATCTTCCGACCATTGGAGGAACACTTTGACTTAGCGGATAAAGCTAAACAAAGGGCCCCTGGTACCGTACCG